ATTTTAAAATAATATAAAAGATGGATTTTTTAGAGGAATATAGAACTGGGAATGTTACAATAGAGGATTTAAGCCAAAAATATAACATATCCCAAAAGCGAATAAGAGAAGTCCTACGAGCCAAAGGTATTAGAACAAAGCACTTAAAAACCAAGAAAGTAACTTTGGAAACAAATGCTATTTTTAAAGACTTTTTAAAAGAGTATTTAGTTGAAGGTAAGCCAATTAAGCATTATGCTGAAAAGTTTAATGTACCTTTATCTTCTCTAAATAAAAAGCTGGATAAATACTTTGCATTAAGAAGAAAATAGTTATATTTGTAGTGTATTAAATATCTAAGAGGAAGTAGTGAGCCTATTAGATATTACAAATGGTTAATCTCAACTAACCCGAAACCTGTCGAAACTCACTACCGACGGGTTTCTTTTTTTAAAATATGAATACATATTATTTCTCACACGATTACACCGCAAGAAGTGATTCTAAAATTAAGGAATTACTTTATCAACACGGTATTACCGGTTATGGAATTTACTGGTGCTTAATTGAAGATCTTTACTTAAATGCAAACGCATTACCATTTGAATGCGGTCGTATAGCACACGAACTGCGAACGGATAAAAGTATAGTTGAAAGTATTATAAAAGACTTTGATTTGTTTAAAATTAAGGATGGTTTTTTTAGCAGTCAATCAGTACAAAAAAGGTTAGATAAGCGAAATGATAAATCCGAAAAAGCCTCTTTAAACGCTTCTAAGAGGTGGAAAAATGCAAACGCATTACAGAATGAATGCGACCGCAATGCTTTAAAGGAAAGTAAAGTAAAAGAAAGTAAAGTAAATATAAAGATAGAAGAGTTTATAATTCCTGAAATTGAAGAAGTAGAAAATTACTTTTTTGAGAATGGTTATAGAAAAGATGTAGCTAAGAAAGCCTGGAATTATTACAATAATCTTAACTGGAAAAATAGCAAAGGTAAAAAAGTATTAAATTGGAAAAACACAGTTATGAACAATTGGTTCACAGAAGAAAATAAAATTAAAACAGTAGTCAATCACCTTTACTCACCAGTCGTTAATTAATGGAATTTATAAAAAACTATTTGGATGTTTCAGATGAAATAAACGAATTATTTGAAAAAGGTTACGCAAGTGGCGAAAAAGTAGGATTTTCACAAATGGATCAACTAATATCCTTTAAAAAAGGTGCTACAAGTTACATTTATGGCACTCCTGCAAGTGGTAAGTCTGAATTTTGGTGGGAATGTCTTATCAATCTTTCAAAGAAGAAAAAGTGGAAGCATTTAATCTTCTCACCGGAAACAGGAACACCTGCTGAAATCTTTGCTGAGATTATTCATAAGTGGTCCGGTAAACCTTTTCACGATTTAGACGGCAATAAACTTTCAAGATTAACACAAAGCGAAATGTTTAGAATTGGTCAAGAAGTTAGTCAATATTTTTACATAATGGACACAGGAGTAAAAGATATTACTTTAGATGACTTTCACCAAGCAGTTGAGAAATACGGGATTAAGTTTGACACTATTACTACTGATCCGTTTAACGAGGTCAAGCACGAGTTACAAGGTGAATCTATTAATCTTTATATGGCTCGAGTTTTAGGGAAGATTAGAATGTATGCAAGAGAGCATAACTACCACCATACGATTATTATGCACGCTGCAAGAGAAGCAGGAGTAAAAAAAGAAGTAGACGGTATATCTTTTTATCCCCCTACTGATCCGAGATATATTGATAATGGCGAAACTTCTTTTAGAAAAGGTGAGCAAATGATTTGTGTCTGGAGGTATCCTAAAGGCTTAAAAGACGAATTTGGAACACCTTACCAGTCTAATCAAGTAAAAATTATAGTTCAAAAAAGTAAACCTAAAGGAATAGGTGCTTGTGGCGAGTTTGATTTGTTTTTTGATACTTGGCGCAATTGCTACTACGAAGAAATAAACGGAACTAAAAGTTATGTTGGAAATTATGTTACATTTGAAAAACCAAAAATATTACCTTTTTAAAAACTAAAATTATGAAAGAAAAATTATTAGAAGCATCTTACTTTTATAGAAGTTATTACATAAAAGTAGAGCATAAATGTGGATTTGCAGTAAAATATAAGTATTCTAACCTATTTGAATGCTATTACGATTTAATATACGATAGATTAGAAATATTAAAAAAATGTAATGTTAAAAAAGATATAAACTTTTATGCTATTGATGATAGTGATGAAAATGATATATTTTGGTTTAGTGTTGATATTAATGACCATAAATCAATTTTAAAGTTTTTAATGAATTGTATAGATAGCCATTTAGACTAATGACACTACAAGAATTTGCTAAACATTCAGAAGCCAGGCTTTTTAGTTTAGAATTATTTGAGCAATTACCAATTCATAAGCTATCTTCGCAGTATTATGTGGATGCTTTAAGAGAGATTATTAATTTAATTAACCCAGTGCAGGACAAAAAGTTTATTTTAAGCGATGAGAAAGTTACACGAGTTAAGTGAGCCATTAAAAGCTATTTTACAGGATGAACTTGATAAAAGGATTCCAAAGACTGATTTTAGACAGGCTACTTTATTTAGGATAGCAGATTTACTTTTAGTGATGCAAATAAAGCTATTAGAGGCTAATAAAACTAAATTAGATAGTAAGACTTACAAAGACAATCTTAATGCTTTAGAAACGCTTAATTTAGCTTTTGTTATGATGACTGATTTAGAAGGAGAAAATTCTTTATTACGAAGTGAATTACTAACTTTGAGGCACGAAGCAGAAATAATTATAGCAGAATTGACTGAAAGAGTTAAAACGCTTGAGATGATAGATGATTTGTAAAAGATTTAAAGGTGGGATTGATAAGATTTAACACCTGCAATATTTACAAAGTGTGTAATGTATTGTTTTATAACGAATTAAGTGGGTAAAGTGAATGAAACTTTACTAAAAATTTATGCAAACATTTAACAAGCACCAACAAAACAATTAACAAAATGGAAAAACAAACAGCAGTAGAATGGATAGAAGATAAAATACAATCTGATATGACATTTATTGAAATTCTTGGGTTAATAAGACAAGCCAAAGAAATGGAGAAGCAAGAGATAAAAGATGCTTACTTAAATGGAAGATATGAAGCTGATAAGATAGTTATGTCAGAAAGATTTTATACAGAACAATACTACAACGAAACTTTTGGAAAGCTATAATATGACAAACAAAAGAAAATAGTAAGCCTTTAGATTGACTAATTTTGGAAAATAATTTCTAATTTTAGCCTTATGGTGGAAAAAATAGGCGCAACACAAGAAAAATAGGCGCAATGATGGAAAATAATAACTTTGTAGCTCACTTTTGATACGATATGATACGCATTTATACGAATAATGAGCTTTAAAAATCCCAAAATGGGAACTTTTGTAACTTTAATGACAACTTATGACTTTAATCTTTATAATATTAGCAGCTATTTGTAACTCGGTAATGGATGTTCTATCTACCAGGTATTATGTTTCTATATTTGGAAACCTTAAGAATAGACAATTTTGGGATTGGAATATTAGTTGGCGAAACAAATGGTCTTGGGGCGAGAAAGAAAACGGCGAGAAGTTTTTTCTATCTTCAACTATGCTTTCGTTTTTAACGGATGGGTGGCATTTATTTAAAGCCTTAATGTTACTCTTTATTTCTTTAGCTATTGTAACTTACAAACCTATTTTTGGGTATTTTGATATAATTCTATTCTCTATTATTTGGGGGGTAGTGTTCGAGATGTTTTACACTAAAATACTTTTAAAATGAGTAATAAGCAAATAGAAATTCATAAAGGGCAATTAAGTTGGATACCAAAAACAGTAATTTATAAAGGAAATAAATATTCTGCACCATTAGATTTATTACCAATTATGGTAAGAGAAGTTATAATCAAAAATTATACAAAATGAGTACAACAATCTTAAAGAAAAAAGCAGATGCTATATTTTCAACTTATATCCGATTAAAGTATGCTGATGAGAATTTAGATGTTAAGTGCTTTACTTGCGATAAGGTAATGCCTTACAAGAAGATACAAAATGGTCATTTCTATTCAAGAGGTATTTTAAGTTTAAGATATGATGAACAAAATTGCAGACCACAGTGCTACGGTTGTAATATTGCTCAAAAAGGCAATTATATTGAATATTACAAAAGACTGGAGAAAGAAATAGGCAAAGGTGGTATGGATTTTCTTGAACACAAAAAGCACCAAACAAAAAAAATGGGCAAATTAGACTATCAAGAATTAATTGACCTTTACACACAAAAAGTAGCTGATTTATGAATGAATCAGAACTATTTAAATTCCTAAAAGAGAAGTATATTCCGGATCTTCAAGGTGGAGATGAATATTCAAGTTTTGACTGCTATTCTGAGAAGTATAAGATGTTTATTGAATTAAAATGCCGAGAAGTACACTACGACACTTTAATGATTGAGAAGTATAAGTATGATCGATTAGTAGATTTAAGTTTGGGGTATGGGTATAGTCCTTATTACATAAATTCAACTCCAAAAGGTGTATATTCCTTTAAATTAGCTTTAAATCCGCAGTGGATATGGAAATTACTGCCTAAAACAACACAATTTGCCGAAAATCACGAAATACTAAAACAAATAGGATATTTAGACCTAAAAGACGCTAAACAATTATGATAGATAAAATCAAAGCCGAGATTATCAAGGCTAACAAAACAACCAATATTGAGGACCTGATCAACTCCAACCTAAAATTAGCCGGATATTTATTCTTATTAAACGAATTAGAAACAGAAATTCACAAAGGATATATTGAAGCATACAACACCAGAAAAATAGTTGAGGCAAGATTATATCTTGAGGGAGAAGGCACACAGGGTAATAGAGAGAAGCAAAGTATAGTAGATGGCGAAGAGTACCGAGAAGTAGAGGGATCATTTGAAATAAAATTAGCAGAAATTAAAAATATAAGATTTTCTACAAACTCTTTTATTGATGTATTAACACAAAAAATAAATTATTTGCGAAAGGAATACGAACTTTCTAAAAAGTTTGTCTAATTTTTCGGCGAGAAGTACGGAACTGAGAAGTACGGGTGAGAAGCAAGGCTGAGAAGTACGGGACTAAGAAGTACGGGTGGCAAATTTGCTACTGTACTAAATAGTATACACTGTCCTAAATTAAGTACACTGTCTACAAAATAGATCACTGTCCTAAAAATAGGGCAAAGTAATTCCATAAGGCAAAAATGCTATTTTGATACTGTCAGAAAATTGAGTCTTTTTTTATTGCATAATTTAGGTATTTAATTTTGCCGGCAAAGGTATATTTAAATAATTCATATATCCTAATAAATTTTAATTAAAAATAATTAGCCTCATTTTCAAGCAGTTACAAAATAGTTTATGTTTTTATTTGTATTATCTTAATTAAGTTTGTACACTTGCAGAGTCAAAATAAACCAATTGACGCCAAAAA